CGCACCGAGGATCCTAGGCTATTTTGATGCGCATTTTTGGTATCTGGAATGGAAGACATTATTGGAGAGATAAGGCATCTGTGTTTAAGTTACATGAGTCAAGATGAGCGTCTGTCCAGGCAAAATTAAACTTCTTAAGTCAGTCAGAGCCGAAGCTGACTTTGATAGAAGGGTTGAAGTTGTTATCAAGGTGCATAGAGATAGACAGTGCTGACAAGAATGGCTGTGTTCACAATCATGAAGACAAATCAGTGGAGACCATCTTGATTGAGGCTGGTGTCATCTGCCCCGGGTTACCCCTGATTATTCCAGATGGTTATAAACTGATTGACAACACCTTAATCTTGTTAGAATGCTTTGTGAGGAGTTCCCCGGCTGGGTTTGAGGCAAAATTCATAGAGGACACTAATAAGCTTTCAAGCATCAAAGACGATTTGGCAATGGCAGGCATTATCTTGGTTCCAATGGTGGATGGTCGGTGCACATATGAGAACTCCATGATGCCTGATTGGGTCAACCACAAGTTCAGAGATCTATTGTTCAGGCTTCTTGAGTTTTCAAATGAAAATGAGAGGATCTTTGAAGAGTCTGAGTATATGAGGCTATGTGAGTCTTTGAAAACCTCAGTTGACAGAAGGTCAGGTATTGACTCTATGAAAGTGCTCAGGGATGATAGGTCATCTCACAATGATGAGATCATCAGAATGTGTCATACAGAGATCAATCCATCAATGTCAAGTGAGGAGGTTGCCTTGGGCATAAACCAGATTTATGGTGAGTTCAGGAGGGATCTGCTTTCAGGGGAATTGAAAAGGAATTTCAGAGTTAGCAATCCTGGCCAGTTGATATCAGAATTCACTCACCTTTATGAAGGTAATCTTTATAAGGATGACCTGAAAGAAATATGCAAACTGGCTGTTAGATCTTGCCCTTTAATGAGATTTATTAACTCAAGTCTGAAAGGATCTGATAAACACAGGTGTAGAGTTTCCTATGTTGATAACTTATTGTCCATGTTAAATAAAGTTAAAAGTCTGAAGCTTCTGAATACACGGCGGAAGCAGTTACTCAACCTGGATGTCTTAATGTTGTCTGCCTTAATAAAATTTGAGAAGACAGACCCATTGAGGTCAAAAGACTCCAATTACTGGCTGGGGTGTTGCCATGTTAGTGTAAATGATAGGCTTGTTAGCCATCAGAGCACAAAAAATGATTTTCTCAAGGTTCTTAGAAACAGACAAAAATCTGGGCCTTTCCGTGGAGTCCCGTTAAGTATCATCTTTGACAATACTCTGTCTGGATTCATCAGCAAGGTGAAGAAATGCTTGCAATTGGCAGGTTTAAATTTCATGAACTATAATCTCACAGAGAACTTGTCAGATGAGTGTGCCATCAAGTTCTCAGACTTCTTTGAGTTTACTAGAGATAACCCCCCCCCCACTATGCACTATGAAAAGGTAGACTGCTATAATTATGACTCAATGGTGTCACTGGAGAATGCTGCTTTCCAGAAGTTGTCCTCAATATCTTTGGCTATAACAAACAGCATGAAGACGAGCTCTGTTGTGAGGCTTAGACAGAATGAATCAGGTGCCCAAAGATACAAGAGTGTTGAGTGCAAGGAAGTCTTCTATCAGGATGTCAAGACAGACTCAGGGGATTTTTACTTGCTATACCAGAAAACTGGGGAAGTCTCTAGGTGTTATTCGATTCATGATCACTCTTCCCACATTGCATCATTTTATGCCGATCCAAAGAGATTCTTCTTACCAATCTTTTCACATGATGTGATTTTAGAAATGTTAGACATCATGATGTCATGGTTAACCCCCTGCTCTGACCTAGAAGGATCTATCCCAAGTGTTCACTTGGCACTAAGAACACTTGTACTCCTCCTCTTAACCAACCCATCAAAGAGGAATCAAAGACAGGTCCAAAACCTTAGATACCTAACCATGGCCCTAGTGTCTGACTTCCACCATGTTGAGCTAATGGACAAGTTGAGGGAGGATCTGATCACTGATGCAGAAAAGTTGGTTCACCAATTAATGGTCTACCTTGTCAGAGAAGTTTTCCTCGTTGAAAAAAAGACATTGCTGACTACCAGATTCAAATTTATGTTGAATGTCTCATACCTATGCCATCTAATCACAAAAGAGACCCCCGATCGCTTGACAGATCAGATTAAATGTTTTGAGAAGTTTTTTGAGCCCAAGAAAGACTTTGGGTTCTTTGTGAACCCAAAGGAGGTCATCACAGATGAGGAGAAAGACCTGTTATATAAGCAAATGGTTAAGTTCACTAGTAAAGATCTTAAGTGCCAGTCAAAAACTCCAGGAATAAACAAGAAGGCATTTAGTTTAATGGTCTCCTCCATCAACAACGGGACATTGGTGTGTAAAGGTGAAAAAAAGTTAGATCTTTTAGACCCCATGATGAACTCAGGTTGTGCAACCGCACTAGATTTGGCGAGCAACAAAAGTGTTGTTGTCAACAAAACTCTTAATGGCGAACGCTTACTGGAATATGACTTTAACAAGTTACTCGTTAACTCAGTTAGCCAAATAACAGAAAACTTCATGAGGAAAGGAAAATTGACATTAAATGCAGGTGATTATGAGTATAAAGTTTCAAAAGCAGTCTCAAAGCTGATCATCTCAACTTCTAAAGGGGGAGGTGCTGACAAGCTGGAGACTGATGACCTCAAGCCAGATCACATTTTTGATGGGCAGGAAGAGCTTGAGTTCTTCCATGAAGTCAAAGACAGGGTTGAGTCAATTATGCTGAATTACGGTGTGAGAAAACAAACAGAGTACTCTGACACTCACTCAAAGGAAAGGAAGGGATTACACCATCTACAGGATGTCTTGCCAGGGGAGAAGGCTGGGTTGAGAAAGCTCATACTCTCAGAAATTTCATATCACTTGGTTGAAGATTTTGACCCTTCATGCTTATCACAAGATGATTTGAAGTATGTGTGTGAAAGAACGCAGACCCATAATGTCCTGGGTAAGCTTTATTTCACAAAGGAATTCAAGGAACAATGCACCCTAGATGATATGGCTCCCAATCTTTGTAGAAGGTTTTTTGAGGATGGTGAATGGTTTTCTTGCTTCAAGATGATCCTCCTTCAAATGAATGCCAACACCTACTCAGGGAAATACAGGTTCAATCATCGGCAACAATTGAATTTTAAATTCGACAGATGCAAATTGGAGGAAGATGCAAGGATCAGTGAGAGAGAAAGCAACTCTGAGTCCTTAAGCAAAGCTTTGTCATTAAGTAAGTGTCTTAGCTCTGCGTTAAAGAACTTATGTTTTTATTCTGAAGAGGCACCGACATCATATACCTCAATAGGCCCTGACTCTGGTAGGTTGAAATTTGCCCTCTCTTATAAAGAACAGGTTGGGGGTAACAGGGAACTTTACATAGGAGATATGAGAACCAAAATGTTTACACGGCTTATTGAGGATTATTTTGAGTCATTAACTGGGTTTTTTTCCGGATCATGCCTCAATGATGAGAAAGAGTTTGAAAATGCAATATTGAGCATGACAATAAATGTCAGGCAGGGGTTTCTTAGCTATAGTATGGATCACAGCAAGTGGGGTCCAATGATGTGTCCTTTCCTATTTTTGATGTTACTGCAGAATTTAAAGTTGAGTGATGAGCAATATGTGAGAGGGGGGAAGGACCACATCAGCACGCTTTTAGCCTGGCATATTCACAAAATGGTGGAAGTTCCTCATAATGTGGTGAGTGCCATGATGAGATCATACATAAAAGACAAGCTGAAATTACTGAAAGGCTCTCATTGTACACCAACTGAGAGGTTATTTAGAAACTACTTTGAGAAGGGAGTTGTTCCTTCCCACATCACCAGTTTGATTGATATGGGTCAAGGCATCCTACATAATGCCTCAGACTTTTATGGCCTTCTGAGTGAGAGATTTATTAACTACAGTATATCCCTTCTATATGGAGAAGCTGTTGATGCCTACACATCTAGTGATGACCAGATAACCCTTTTTGATGAGCGAATCAGTAATTTGGCAGAAGATGACCCAGAGGAAGTCTTAATTCTGCTCGAATTCCACAGCCACATGAGTGCTTTATTGAACAAATTTGTGAGTCCAAAGAGTGTGGTGAGTCGTTTTGCTGCAGAATTTAAATCTAGGTTTTATGTTTGGGGTGAGGAAGTGCCTTTGTTGACCAAGTTTGTTTCTGCTGCACTGCACAATGTGAAGTGCAAAGAGCCACACCAACTTTGTGAGACAATAGACACAATACTAGACCAGGCTGTAGCAAACGGTGTACCTGTAAGGCTGGTAAATCGCATACAAAGCCGCACGTTGTCACTGTTAAAGTATGCAAACTGCCCAATCGATCCATTTATGCTAAATTGTCAGACTGATGTTAAGGATTGGCTAGATGGTTCCAGGGGATACAGAATTCAAAGGTTGATTGAGACATTGTGTCCTTCCCAAACAAAGGTCATGAGAAAGCTGGTCAGAAGACTCCATCACAAATTAAAGAATGGTGAGCTTAGTGAAGAATTTCTGGTGGATTTATTCAATCGTGATAAACCACAAGTTATAGAGCACCTGGGCAAGGTATTGGACCTCACTGAAGACTTGACAGGATTGGGAGATCTCTGCTGGCTCAATCTCAACGAACAGTTTCCAATGAGGATGGTGTTGAGACAAAAAGTCATATATCCATCCAGCATGAACTTTAATGAGGAAAGGCTACCATCGTTGGTAAAGACACTTCAGAACAAACTGAGTTCCAAATTTACGAGGGGTGCTCAGAAGCTATTGGCAGAGGCAATCAATAAGTCTGCTTTCCAAAGTTGTATATCATCAGGGTTTATTGGACTCTGTAAGACTCTAGGTAGCCGTTGCATCAGAAACAAAGAGAAAGAAACACTGTACATAAAGAAGGTTGTTTCTGAGTTGGAAAAAGACGCCAGAGTGTCAGCGGAGCTGAGCAAGGTTCATGATATCACACTATACAAACTAAATAAAGGAAACACCACAGTACCCTGCCCAGCAATTGATTCAACATGCTTCTTGAGACCCATTTTGTGGGATTATATCTGTATCACACTGAGCAATTCTTTTGAGCTTGGTGTCTGGGTCATTGCAGACCCCTCACCACCTCCTGAGGATGGGTTTATGTCTAGCCAGATGAACTTAAATGACTATGTTGGTAGGAAACCCACAGGAGTTAGGTTATTAGAAGATAGGGTAACACTCAACCATATCCTTCAGTCAGTTCGGAGATTGTTTCCTAAAATCTATGAAGACCAGCTGTTGCCATTTATGTCTGATCAAAGTTCCAAAATGATGAAATGGAGCCCAAGGATAAAGTTTTTGGACCTCTGTGTGCTAATAGACATCCACTCGGAATGTCTTTCTCTAATTTCACATATTGTCAAATACAAGAGGGATGAACATTATGTTGTTCTAACCTCGGATTTAGCAAGGTGCCATTCTAGAGAAGACACATCCTTAAAGGATGAATTTGTGGTGAGTAGTAGTGATGTTTGCAGGAACTTCTTAAAGCAAGTGTTTTTTGAGTCTTTTGTGAGAGAGTTTGTAATTACATCAAGGACAATCGGCAATTTTTCATGGTTCCCTCATAAGAGTATGACCCCCTCAGATGATGGAATTGAGTTGCTGGGACCTTTCCAGACGTTTGTCAGCAAAGTTGTGAATAAGGGTTTTGAGAGACCAATGTACAGAACAGATTTACAACATGGCTTTGGGTGGTTTTCTTATCAATTTAGTGATATCATCTGTGCTCTTGCCCAACTGGTACAGATAGGACTCACAGAGACACACTTATTCAATGGTATGACAGAGTTTTGGAACTATGTCATAGAAAACACAAGTGGAATTCTTCAACTCAATTTTTCAGTCAACTTCACGCACAATCAAAGTGGAGGGAGTTGCTTAAGGAAGTTTTCTATATCGTTTCAAATTAAGTGCCAAGTAACAGATGTGGGACAGTCTAGAATGTTAGATTGCACTTACTATTTCCAAGGAGATGTGGACAGAAGACTGCTTGATGAGTGCTTGTGTCTTCTGAGAACAGATATGATGTTCAAAGGGAACAATGTGAGGTTGGACTTAAGGTCTGATGAGTTCCAGGAGTATGTGAAAGATCCTCTGTCTTTGGGGTGTATTGTGGAGCTCGTTATTACTAATTCTGATGCAATCCTAAAGGATGTTACATCTGATGACTTCCAAAGAGTGGGTCCTGAATGGGAGCCTGTTCCTCTATCCATCAAAAACGGGAACTTGTATGAGGGTTGCATGCTGGTGCAACCCTTGAGCCTTGCACTGGGGAATAAAGACTTTCTCATCTTCCTTGTAGAAACTGAAGGGCACCCCACACAGTCTGTGTCTCTGGCGGCACTTTTTAAACATAGATTTAAAACAGGAGAACATCTTATGGATGTAGACATTCAGCTAGTTCTGAGAGACGCCCAAATAGCAAAACACACCCTCATAGACCCTCTGAAAGAGGTGACTGACTGGTTCCGTTTTAGGGACACCAGTTTATGCTACAGCAAGGCCAAAGAGACAATAATGTATGAAACATCTATAGGGAGATTTAGATTGAAGGGAAAGTCCTGTGATGACTGGCTGGTGGAGGCAGTGCAGGAGGAAATAGAGTGACGGACCCCTGCGCTGGGCGGGCGGGGAGCACGCCCCCTGGGGGGGCCCCCCGTGGGGGGCCCCCCTGCTGGGGGTGTGTGTGTGTGTGTGTGTCTGTGTGGTGTGTCGTTTGTTTGTGTGTGTCTGTGTGTTTGTGTGCCTCTTGGGGCGTGGCTCTGCTCGGGCCTGTGTGTGTCTTCTCAGAGGCTGTATGGTGGTGGCGGAGCGGAGGGGGTGGCTGCCACTCTGAGTTTTGTTGGCAGAGTGTGCTTGCAGATAGGGCAGCGGTCAGACACAGAGAGAAGGAGATTTAGACATTCTCTGCAGAGGTAATGGTCATAACACAGTGTAAGACCATCTGCCTTCATCCAGCATGACTTGCAATAAGCAGGACCAATGTCTGCGGAATTGGGAATCAGGTCACAACGCTGAACTTCACTCACTCCCTGCTTGGGGTCTTTCCGTGATTTCACCTGCCCCATAGCAACTGGTTCAAAGCGCAAACCAAAAAGCCTAGGATCCCCGGTGCG